CAAGACGAATAATAAACATCGGAACACAAGGAAACGACGGTACTGGAGACAGTATGCGAGAGTCTTTTAGGAAAGTTAATGAAAACTTTCAAGACTTATTTTCGTTAGTCGGCGGTGGCGGTGATAAGATTAAATTTGAAAACTTAGACGATGGCACTGCATACGCTGCAAACCAAATCATTATAGGAAATGAACTTGGTACTAAACTAAGTGCAAAATCGTTAACCGCCGGTGACGGAATTCGAATACTAAACAATCCTAACGAAGTAGTTATTAGTTTAGCTGTAGGTCTTAATAGTGCTGCTCCTAGCCTAGCTGCCGGGTTAAACGCAAAGAAATTTCCAATTGCTAATGTGCCGCTACCGTCAGATCTAGATATCCAAGAAAAAATTGACGGATGGAATTACGCACATCAAGCAACCGGCGTAATAATCTCAGTGAACGACTTGTTAATTACTAAAGGGTATGCAGATACTAGATATCAAATTGCATCCGGCGAATCACCGTTAACTACTCGTGCTATGCCATCGACTACTGCAGAGTATGTTAAACACATTAGCGGATATACAGGCGGAAATGTTTCTATCACAGATCACGGGTTTAGTAGCACAGGATCTGATAACGGAAAAGCGTTTGTATTTAATAGCACCGGAACAGTGTTACCTTCTCCCCTGGCTAACAACAACACATATTATATTAGGTATGTTGATAGCTCTACGATTAGCCTGCACACTTCAAAGTCAAATGCCATCGGCAACATTGGAAAAATTAACGTATCTGCAACAGGGAACGGAATTGAGACTTTAAGATTTATAGATTTTGACCCGACATTATCAGGAAATTGGTTAACTACTGAAGCATTACCGAGAAGCGAAGTAGTTCGCCGAGCAGGTGATACTATGTCCGGACACCTTGTGTTAAGCGGAGATCCTACACTGCCGATGCACCCTGTTACTAAACAATTTGTTGATGCATTAACTACTGATAATATCACCGAAGGGTTAAGTAATTTATATTTTACTAACCAACGCGCAAGTGCTGCTGCTCGGCAATCGTTGCTTGTTACACAAGCCGGAGGAAATGGCCAACTATCTTACGACTCTACAACAGGCGAATTCATATATACCGGGCCGAGTCCGGCCGAAATCCAATCGCATTTTGTAGCTAACACTGCATCAGGGTTTGGCAATTTAGTCTATGATAACGGAGTCTTTACTTACACAGGTCCGTCGGTTATAGATATTAGATCAGCATTTAGTGCAGGTGCAGGTATATCAATAGAAAACGGACAGATTGTATCTACTATATCACAATATGGCAATGCTTCTGCTAGACAATCAATTAGCGTTGAGTCTAGCGGGATCGGATCTGTATCATATAATAGTGATTCCGGAGTTATAACTTACGTCGGTCCGACAGCTAGCGAAGTCAGAACACAATTTTCTAGTGGCGTCGGAGTAACCATAACTGACGGTGCTATAAGTATCGGGCAAGACATAGGCACATCGGCGTCTCCCGTATTTGATACAGTAAGCGCAAACGTAGTAGGTAATATTACTGGACAAGTATTAACAGCAACCCAACCTAATATTACTACCGTCGGAACTCTAACTGAACTAACCACCGCATCAAATGCCTCCATTGGTGGTAACCTAACGGTTGACGGGCAACTATCTACCGTGTCGCCGGTTGTTACAATCGGCGCCAACGTCGAAGACGGGCTATCTCGAGGTGTTGTTTACAATTGGCAAACAGGCGGAGTTGATCATCGCGGATTCTTTGGAGTCACTGCTAACAACACACTTACCTTTATTCCTACTGCAACTGAATCAGCCGGTGTTGTTAGCGGCGATGTTGGAACAATTGTTGCAAACCTTGAAGGTGCAGTGACAGGAAACGTAACCGGTCAGGTATCTAGCATTAGCAATTTTACAACAAACCACCTATCCGAAGGTACTGCTAATTTATATTACACAGACGAGCGTGTAATAAGCAAGGTATCGTCGACGATTACGTCCGGACCGAACGTAACAGTTGCATACGACAATGCACTCGACACTATTACTATTTCTGCAGACAGCTATGTCTTATCAAGCAATACAACAAACGATTTACCAGAAGGAAGTCGTAATTTTTATTACACTGATGCGAAATCAAGAGCTGCTATTAGCGTAGAAAATTTGCCAGGGATTATAGGACAAATATCGTATGATATGCTAAATGGCGTGCTAACTTACGCTGGGCCGACTCCTGCAGATGTAGTTGGGATGTTTAGCGCAGGAAATAGCATCATCTTAACACCAGGGGGCACAGGAATAACCATATCAGTAGACGAGAATCGATTCTTAATGGCTGACTTTGTTGATACCTTAACAACCGATCAGTTTGCTGAAGGAGTTTCTAACCAGTTCTTTACAGTACCTCGCGCCAGGGGAGCAATTAGCGTAGTTAACTCGGGCACGGATCTTGTATTAACATACGATGCAACTACTGGTGTAATAACTTACCACGGAGAGTCTGCTAATACTATACGGGCTCATTTTAGTGCAGGCGATTCAGTATCAGTAAATGCCGGAGTTATATCAGTTATTTCTGATCAACAACCGACTGCAAATACAATTGTAAAAAGAACACCACAAGGCGGAGTAACAGGTGTTCATATTTCTCCAGCGCCGATTGAATTTTTATTAACTGCAAATAAAACGTTAACACTAGCTGAAATTACTAGCAATCTACTAATAGTTGATATGACTAGTGCTAGAACATTGACTATGCCTGCAGCAGGTGAAGCTGCGGGATACTGGCTAGTAATTAAAAACAGCAATGCATCGTTTGTTTTAACGATAACATCGCTAGATAACACCGAAATCACTACACTAGCCGGCGGCACCCGAGCTCGTCTTATGTGCGACGGAGCAGAGTGGTTTGTCCTATAAACCTACTAGATAAATACATAAACGAGAGAACACTATGGCACTTAATCTAGCAGACATAAACGTAGGCAATTACGAAAACGACGGAACAGGGGATGACTTAAAAACAGCATTCACTAAAGTAAAAGATAACTTCGCTAGTGTGAAGACTGAGATGTCGGCTCTACAATCAGCAGGAATTGCTAACTTAGTAGTAGACGGCGAAGGCGAAAACATTATCATTTCAGTTGCTGCTGCAGCGTCTGGAAAAGAAGCTTTTTTAAAGGGAATTAAAGCAGGCAATAATATTGCAGTTACTTCTACTGACGCTGATATAGTAATATCAGCGAATTATCCGGCATTTAAGTTATCTAACGATACTGCACCAACTTTATCTAACAATTTAATCCTTAACTCTAACAATATTGTCGGTACCGGCGATATAACTATCAACGGAACGGTTACTGCAAATTTCGAAGGCAATATTGTTAGTGCAGGATCTAGTAAATTCGCAAACGCAACTATACTAAACGGCTCAATAAATGGAACAGTTATTGGCGACCAATCGCCGACTACTGCCACATTTACAAGTATGTCGGCTCAATATATGCACGGAGACGTAGTCGGTTCGGTATCTCATATAAACAACCACGGACTAAACAGTCTTCGAAATGTAAATTATGCAGATACCGATCTACAAGTTGGCCAGACCTTAATATGGAATGGACTAAATTGGGTTGCTAAACACAACACGCCTGCTACTTTCACTATTAAACACCCCGTTGCAGGAGAATCTACAACATTAATATTCTTACCTATTGCAACTACCATTAAACAAATTAATGCAGTAGCAGTTGGAGAAAATGCTTCTGTAACATTTTCGATAATGTCATCTAAAGACAGGTCAGTAGCGACCTCGATTCATCTTCAAAATGTAGTGCAAGCAAGTGGCTCAAATACTGCCCCATTAGATCCAGTAAGCCAAATAGTCGAAGCTAATAGCTGGATATGGGTAACCGTAGACTCTGCTACTAACGTTCAAGAGTTAGCAATATCACTACAACTTGTATAATATGTCAAACACTATCTGGAAATTTCCCGAAATACGAACATACGACTTAGGAGCAATAGCGGAATTAGACAGCATGGTTCCAGTTATGCTGCCGGTTAATACTATTAAATCGGTCAAATCACCCAATACAGTGCGTCTAGTATCGTTTGAATTACTCGGAGAATTACCGGCGGGAGTGCACCTCGAATCTGGCACCATACTTGGCACTCCTGAAGAGCATCTCCAAAATAAAAAATACACCTTTCGAATTAAGGCAACTGTAGCAGCAACCGAAACTGAGGCAGCACTAGTAGAAATAAGAACCTTTACAATTACAGTGTTTATGAAAGTATGGGCTGAAAACTCAGGATACGACTTCGGCATAATAAGCGAGCGGAGTTCTGTAGCTATACCATTGCCAACTAACCCTAAAAAAGACACTTCATCAACTGCATTTTCTATAATTTCAGGAAGACTGCCTGCTGGCTTGCGAATAGAAGGATCGGTTATTAAAGGAACACCTTACGAAGTTCCAAGGACTACCGCATATCAATTTGTAATACGAGCAACATTAAACGGAGGAATCGCAGACCGAACGTTTAATATGTCAGTCGAAGGATCAGATAAGCCTAAATGGATTACTCCGGCCGGGGATTTACCTATAGGAAACAATCGCACATTTTTTATACTGGACACTTCTTATGTCGACTTCACGCTACACGGAATCGACTATGACACTGCTGCGGGTCAAAAATTAAAATATTCGATATTTGAAGAAGATGGCGAATTGCCGCCTGGATTGATTTTAACTCCTGAAGGTAGAATAAGTGGATTTGTACAACCGTTGCTTGCGATTCCGCAAACATCCGACAACGGAAATTACGACACGTCAGTGTTCGATAAAGTAATGTTTGACTATAATTTCAGACCAGCAAACGGGTTTGATCGTTGGACTTTTGACTACACTACGTATGACTTGTCAACTAAAGCACTGTTACCAACTAAACTTAACCGACATTACGGCTTTACTGTAACATTAACAGACGGCGAAGTTGCTGAAAAACGAACATTCAGGATTTATGTAGTAGGTGAAGATCACCTTAGAGCAGATAGCGATGTTAACAAAATAGGCGAGTCTAGCTTCACTGCAGATTCGTCGTATGTTAAAGCACCGATCTGGCTAACGCCATCGGACTTAGGGTATAAACGAGCCGACAACTTTCACGTTTTTAAATTAGAAGTGTATGACGATCCTGCAGAAACTGGGCCAATTGTGTACTCACTGGCTGCAACAAACCCTGACGGAACTGTTAGTAGATTACCGCCTGGTATGCAGTTTGATTCTGCTACTAGCGAAGTTATGGGTATCATCCCCTATCAGCCAGCAGTAGTAAAATCGTATGCCTTTACTGTAATTGCAACAAGACTTTCAGATACCGACGAAGTAGCGTATAGTTCTCGCACATTCACTGTAAATATAGCAGGCGAAGTTGAAAACACGCTATTCTGGCAAACTGCGGAAGACTTGGGATTGCTAGAAGCAGAACTAGTTAGCACGTTATCTATACAGGCAACTTCTAGCATCAAAAATTCAATATTATTATATAATGTAGTATCTGGTAAA